TGTATCGGCTGGAGAGCGAGTCATAGAGGTTGTCCTCAACTGCTTCTTCAGTGATAGAGAATCCAAGAGCAATCGTCTCGTGTGTATAGCGAGCCGTGAAAGCTTCCTGTGCGTTGTCATAAGAGATCGCACTGCCTTCGTTCTTCACCGGAGCGGCGGAGAAGCCAGACAGCTTGGTTTCCTCTTCAAAGGAACGCTCAGAAGTTTCAGTTTCAAACATCTCCTTATGCTGCTCACCATAGCGAGCATACTCAAGACCAAACAAAGCGTTCAGTCCAGGAAGGAGTTCTTTAAGTAGTTGTGCGCGTGAAATAGCCATTTGTTATCTCCTTAAATTCCAGTTGGGTTGAGATACTGATGACCATTTGCAACAGTCTGGCTAGAGACGTTAGGCGCGTTCCACTTAACAACAGCCTCAGTGTAACCGCCCGAAGCATTAACAGTCTCAGGGACCAGGTCAATGATACGGATGGGAAGAGTAGCTGTCGTAGCAGAGGTGTCGCTAATCGCAACCTTAGAGTTGCCTGTAGCCGTGCTTCCAGCATTTTGGACCAAAGCTACGTTAGCACCAACATCAGTACGAGCAAGATCGCCTATGGTAACGCCAGAAGAAACGACCGCTACTTTAAACAGTTGATCGGGATCATCACAGACGTAAGCCATAATGTCCGAAGCAGCCGTATCAGCAGGATAGTACTGGCGGAACACTTTACCAAAGGTAGGATCGGTGTAAGAACAACCAAGGAAAACACCAACAGGAGTAGCGGTGGATGTACCAGCGTCCTTCTCCAGAGTTCCACCCGTTACAAGCTTAACCACATCACCAAAAAAGATGTTTGTGTCATAAGCTGAAGCGATAGGAATCTGACGAGTCGCACCGGCAAAAACCTGACCGCCGACCAAGTTGATCGGAATAAGCCCGTAAGGGGCATTTACAGTAGGATAAGCCATTTTAAGACCTCGTTAAATTTAGTTACCTCGACCGAACGACGTTGAAGAGCGTTTCTCCCTAAAGAGAGGCATCCTCGGATCGTTCTCTCGCATATAGTTATTGTCCACAGACTCCATCTGAGCGTCGTTTTGGCGTTGATAATGCTGGTTACGCTGTTGGACAAACTCTTCTGGAATTTTGCAGAGCAACAACCCCTGAACCTCAATGTTGTCTTTGAATCGACTATTAGGATCAACCAAAAACTTAAAATGTGGCTGTTCCTCAATCCTTACAGGCTCCCAACCTTCACGGAATTTAGATGAAACATTCCGGGCGTCGGACTGCCCTAATGACGAAACCCTGATCCAGCGGTAAGCGTACCCTGGTTCTTTATTGGGCTGCGGCAGGACTTCTGGACGTTGCCACTGCTTTGGTCTTTCGGTTTTAGTTCTTGATTCAAGTTCACGTGTGATTCTATTTTCAGCCATGATTATGCTCCCATCGTTTTCGCATATTCCTTCGCATATTGCTCAGGAGTGAGTCCAAGCTTTTTAGCTAACGCTATCTGCGACTGTTTTAACACCACTTTTTTGGGGGCGGTGCTGCGAGACGCTGGTGCTACAACCGTAGCTGGCTTTTCTGTGCGTTGAGGTTTGGCCTCTACCGCTTCATCTTCGTCCCCAAAATAATCAGGGAAGCGACGTTTTATGGTCTTATCGACCGTGTCCCAATATTCGTCAGTACCGATGTAGTTAGCACCGTACTGTTTTTCTAATTTCTGATGCAGCCCAAGAGCCGCCGCTGTCATCTCTTCATCTTGACCGAACCACGTATTCTGTTTGCGCCAGTTTTCCGTTTTTGGGTCAAGGCGAGGCGGTTGCTGAACCTGCGCTTGTTGAGTTTGTACACTATTATTTTCTTCTTGTAAAGGGGGCCTATATCCTTTTAGCCTTTGGAGACGGTAACTTGCATTATTTAATTTCTCCTGGGCTTCTACCATTTGGTCGGTGTCGGCAGAATCATAAGCCTCTTTATAAGCACGCTTAGCCATTTCTAGCTCTAATTCAGCAGCGCTTGTAGCCGTACTAATCAAGGATTTTTCACCCTCAGTTAAACGACCTTTGAGTTTTTGATTCTCTTCAACGAGTTTTTGAGCTAAGGCAACAGCTTCTTGCTGCTCCCGTAAGGCTGATTCTTTTGCCCTACGCTCGTCGTGCCAGACCTTTTTCATCTGCTTGAGACGATTTTTTACCTTCTCGGAATAGTCTTCAAGCTCATCTTCTTCAAGCTCTTTGACCATTTCCTGAGGTAATGGCTGACGCCCACGATCACTTTCGGGGGTATCGTCCTCTATCTCAAGCTCAAAATCTTTTTCTTGGTCTTGATCTTGTTCAGTTTCCTGAATGTCTGTAACTTCTTGTTCTTGAACGTCTTTTTCTTCAGCCATGACTCACTCCTTATGCGCGACTAATGCCTCGGGGGTCTTCTACGACTCCCTCAACAGCGTCATCGTTGATAATGCGGAACTCCCGCCCATGGATTTTTACCCGTGTTCCTGCGTGCGGGCGAACTAAAATAAAATCCCCCTCTTTACACCAAGGACCAGAAGGAAACCGAGATTGGTCTTTATAACAATCTGGACCCATCTTAATAACGAAAAGAACAGTGGTTAGTAGTTCCTCATGCCGCATCGTTAGATCGGCTTTTACCAAACCATTGTCATATTCGTCCTTAATTTCAGGAATCCCGCAAAGAAGGCGATAACCAGACGGATCTGGCAGTTGCTTTGCTTTCTGTTCGGGTGTTTCAGGTAATACCGTTGCTTCGTTTGGATCGCTCGTAGACCCAATCAAGATTTCACTCATCGGATTTTTCTAACCTTTCTGCCATTTCGACAATTAGATTGTTGGCAACTAATAACCCACGGACCACCCCACATGAAAATGAATATGCGGAATGATCTTTAGCCTTGCCATCAGCTAAATCTTCTGTAATTCTTTGGCGCTCTGCCTGTAGTTGCTCTGATAAATACTTCAGCGCATCCATTTACTCTCCTTTTGGTTGTTGCGGTTGTTGGGACATCATCTTTTCACCCATCTTTAAGCCGAGTTCAACCCCTTTTATCTGGGCGTCTACGGCCTGCGTTGCTTCATCAAACTCTTGTTGTGTGCGCTCACGGGCAACCTGAGCGCCAAGTTTGGCGCCTTCAATCTCGGCTTGTTGTGCAACCCGAGCCTGCTCGGTAAGGAGTTGGGCTTGTTTAAGTTGAGCATCCATTTGATCTTTTTGAGCCTTACGCTGAACCTCAGCGGCCTTAATCTGAAGCTCTTGCTGTTGCATTTGTACAACAGGATCTTGTGCCGCTTGTTGGGCTTTCTGTTGTGCAATCATGGCCTGGTTAGCCTGTAGAAGTTTCTGTGCTGCGGCAGCGGCAAGCCTTGAAATCTCAACCTCCATCTCCTCAGGCATCTCTTCATTAGGCGCTGGGTATGGAACACCAAGTTTTTCTTCAATGTTTTTGCGGTATTGGAAGCCAAAGTGTTCCATGATGTGCGCCATCATTGCTGCAACGATCTGCTGAGCCTTGGGGTTTTGCTGAAGGACTTGCAGGGTTACAGGATCTTGGAGCATGGTCATGTGGACCGTAATATGCGCTGCATGATCTTGATAAATAAACGCTTTGAGGGGCTTCCCATTGAGGGTGTCCATATTCTCTGATACCGGATCTTTTGGCTTTTGGTCATCTTCGATAGGTACTAATTTAGCTGCGTTTTTAATCCCCAATACCTCAAGCATTTGCCTGTGTAGCAGCGGGAGGTCGTAAAGTTGGGGGGCGGTTTGTGCTAGTTGAAGGGCTGCTTGGTACTGAACTACCTTCTGAGACATCGTTGCCGAATTAGGATCCGATACCGGCGTGACCTCAACCATATCGTAGTCGGATCTCTTTGCACGAGGCGGTCCCTCAAGCGGCTCGTAGTTATATTCTTCGGGCGTGTAGTCACGGATAATGTTCTTTAATAATCTAAACTCCTGCTTCATGGCGTAATGCACACGGGCTTGAACCGCACTCATTACTTTCAGAGTTCTTTCTAATATTGCTAATGTGGTACCTACTGGGCTTTGAGCGCTCATATCTGATACTTTAAGATCAGCAGCAGAAGCAAAACGCCTTCCCTCTTCAACAATCGTGCCAAGCAGGGTGTACAGAACTTGACTCGGCTCCTTGTATGGGAGCGTCATGATGTTGTCTTTGATAGTGCCCGAAGCTACGTCTACATCTCGGAACTCAGCGGGTGCAATCGGTGTATCGTCACCTTTTACCCTAAGACCTTTAGTTTTAAAGCCACCAGGAAGGTTAGAGAGGACGCCAGCATCAACAAGCTGGCGGAGGATTGAAGTGCCGGATTTGGCGAAAGCACCAATAAGGTGAATGAGGCCAAAGTGATAAAAACCAAAACCAGGGATATAGCCATAATGGACAAAATGATCTCTTTTCTTTTTAAGGGGGTCGTCGGGGTGGTAGTTGCGTCGGATAGACAGAACGGTTTCTGTGCCTTTCTCGATTGTTACTACATAAGGTAGTGCAATACCAGTCTCTTTTCCTTTTTCGTCTTTATCCTCGTAACCAGGTAAATCGAGGTATGTGTGGATTTCAAGAATCTTGTACCGGTCATCCTGAGTTGCTTTGAACCCCATCTGCTCGGCAATCTTCTTTTCTACTTCATCAAGCGTGTCAACAGGGTCGTCCAGTTCTATGTCACTATAAAAACCCATGACTTGAAGCTTGCGTAACTCATTTTTTGTCTTTCTCATGACGTGGGTGACACGCTCGGAAGTTTCAAGGCTTGATGCACCATAAGGCACCACAATGTCTTCCGCAGGGACAAACAAAGAGACTTGACGCTCTAGATTAGGGTCAAAGTAGACTTTCTTAAACGCATTGCCTGACAGACCCAGGCCCCACAACATTCTTTCGTGTTCGGGTCGGTACTCAACCATAACTTCGGTAAGCTGATAGTTCATATCATCCTTAACCCGTTGAGCCGCCTCAATTTTTTCCGTAGTTTCTTTACCAAGAATGGATGTTTTGACCGGACCCGCAGCGGGGAACGTCTCCATAATGGTTTCTGATTGGAACTTAACAAGGGCTTCTGACAACAAAGGATGATAAACACCACAAGCACCAGGCCACGGCTCCGTTCTTTCCTCAATCTTCATACCCAAAAGCTCAAGGCCATCTACATAAGTCTGCACCCAGTCTTTACGGGAATCTAAATCGGACTGAACTTCCCCTAATAATTCCTCGGCTATGCCAACTAAGACCTCCTCATCCAATTTTTCCGCCAAGTTCTCATTGAACTCATCATCCATTTCTTCTTTTTTAAGCTCAATTTCTACATCACCCATGCGGATTTTTACTTCTTCTGGATCCTCAATCTCAATCTCAAAGGCAGGTTCCATACCAGCTAAATCTTCTTCACTTAAACCCATAGGGGCTTGGTTTAGTGCTTTATCAATTGCCATGATTTGTCCTTAGTAATATGCCGCATATCTACGGCTTTTAAATTCCTGAATTTCGTCTTCTTCGTCTAAGGTAGTCCTAATATAACCACCTTTTCTAAAACGCATTAGGGCTAATGACACAGAGTCCACGTAGTCATCGTGGTCTCCAGCGGGAAAACTTCCAACTTCTTCTATGACTTCCTCGGCCCAACGTGTGCTTGGTGCCCATACTTTACCACTAGCGAATAGGTCAGATACAGCGTTTAGCCTAGAGATCTTGTCATTACCTCTGCTTGGTGTAAATTCTTGCACAGGTACACCCATTGCACGCATCTCATATATTAGAGGGGCGCCGGATGCTTTCTTTTCGATAATTATTGAGTCGGGTTCCCACTCTTTGTACTCATTTAAAGCGGTTTGTTTTAACTCTGGGAACTCCATACGCTTACGAAAGGCATTTAGAAGAATAATATTAGCTTGTGGTCTACCTGTATCGTCGTCTTGGTAAAACACACCCCATGTAGTACATGCTGAATAGTCAGCACGGTTAGATTTTTCAAACGCCGTATCCCAAGATTGCAAGATAAAGTCACAATAAGGTGGCTCGTCGTCTTCCCAAACCTGCCACCACTCCCTTTTAACGATGGCAGAAGTCTCTGATGTGGGGTTTTGTTGGTATTGAGCCATCCATTTGCTGTTTGGAAGCTCATTTTTTAGTACTTCTAGCTCTTTTTGGGGCCAAAACTCAGGCCACAGGGGTTTTCCAGAAGGTAAAAGTGCAGGAAATTCAATAACTTCCCATTCTTCTCCCGATCTTTGTACGGAACTTTTTAAAATCTGCCCGGTTAGGTCTTTTTTAGACCACCGAGTCATCACTATGACGATTGATCCTCCTGGTTGGAGTCGCTGTCTTGGTCCTGAGGTGTACCACTCGTAGGTTTTGTCGTAGATTTCGGGGTTGATTTCAGCAAGGGTGGCTTCTTGCTCGGAGTGCGGGTCGTCAATAATAAGGAGGTCAGCACCTTTACCCGTGACAGCACCCCCAACACCGATAGCGAAATACTCTCCACCGCCGTTAGTTGCCCACCTGCCAGCAGCTTTAGAGTCAGCTTGCAAGGCAACTCCTGGAAATATCTCCTTATAGGATTCAGCATCTACTAAGTTCCTTACTTTACGACCAAAACCCACAGCAAGTTCTGCGGTGTGGGAAGTCTGGATTACCTTTTTGCCTGGGAACCTACCCAAAAACCACGCTGGTAATAAGTATGAGGCAAATTCCGATTTCGTGTGTCGGGGTGGCATATTAATAATTAGGCGCTTTACTTCCCCGTTTGCTACTCTTTCAAACGCCCGTGCCATTCTGTAGTGGTGCCTTCCTCCAATAAAGTTAGGCCAGACCCGCGTTACAAACTCCATGAAGTTTTTCTCAGACCCTTCTTTTTTAGCGATATGCTCGTATTCCGCAAGTGTCTTATAGAGGTCTTGCAGATGAGCCTCTGGGATGTTGTCCAAGTTTTGCAGGATGGCCTGCAACTCTTCTTTATTTATCGCTTGATTCATCGTCTGGGTTTTGAAGTTCTTCTACGTCCTCAACTTCTTCATCCGGTGCTTCTAATCGTAACTCTTCTTCCAAACCATCACTTAGCGGATCAACGTCAATAATGTCGCTATGCAGCAATCGGTTAATCTTTTCTCGGATGGCATCTTGTAGCTCGTCTGAAGTTTTGTGCGTAATGACAAGCTCGGACTTTTCTGTGAAGGCCCCAACGTCTGACATCTTGCCAAGCAATTCTAGAGCCTTAAGTTCATGTTTGGGGTCACCGCACTGGGATATTTCTAGCAGTCGGTTCTGAATTAGGTTCCTTGTTTCAACAGCGTTTGCAACGACAGCTCTGCCGTACTCGCCTATATAACCACCCAGCGCAAGGGCAACACCTGGTCTATTGATGTCTTTTTGTATTTCTTTAGAAGCTTTAGTGGGTTTTTTGTGCTTCTCGACATTTTCAAACAGCTCTTTCGCTAGCATAGCGTCTTCATCTGTCATCTCATAGGGCATACCGAGGCCCGACAAAAGAATAGCTGTATTAGCAGCGATATTGGCTTCTTCGTGAAAAGTCTTACCGAGTTCGTCTTTAAATGTTTCAGGCATCGGATGGTCTGAATCTGGAAAAATATTTACTGGCACTTGGTATAGGACCCAAAAAAGCAAGGGGGGTGTTTCTATAGTAGAGAACTATAACATATTCTTAGAAAAATCAAGGGGGTAGGGGGCGTATGAATTATTCGGGCCGACCGAAAAAATCAAAAATATAGGTGGGGGGTTTGGAGGGGACCCAAAAAGGCAAGGGGGGTGTTTTGCTTGTGAAAGGTTGCACAGATTCTGTGAAAAAACGAAGGGGGTAGGGGGTGCTTGAGATATTTTGTGAAATCTAACGTGCAAAACACTATGTATGTCTAGGTATAAGCATGCTTACTACAGTTTTTGGGGGGTGGGGTGTGCCTTTTTGCCTTTGCCAGATTTTGCGAGTGAGCGAAGCGATCTCGATTGTTTTTTGGTTTTGACTTTTACTGTATTTATATAGCTAGCGTAGCTAGCCT